GTTATGCCAACGGAACTCAATACCTCTGTCTTTATTATCATCACTACCCGGAGCTGTATCTCCACCTAGCGTGAAGATAGGATCATCTACAGTAACAGTGGTGCTATTTACTGTGGTAGTAGTGCCATTAACAGTTAAATCTCCACCAACAGTTAGATTATTACTAACATTCAGATTATTGCTAGATGGATTGTAGTATAAACCTGCATCTGTGTAAACTGTTTCTGCTGTAGCTGATCCATTATCGCTATCAACAAAAGTGATATAATGATTAGCATCTGTGCTACCTTGAACAGTCTTGACTTGTGTGGCGGTATCCGCATTACCTGTCAAATCACCGGTTACATCTCCAGTAAATGTAGCATCTGTACCATCTGTTCCATTTTCTAGAACCTTACTACTTCCATTACTAGCATAGACATCACCTCTAAGATCTCCAATAAAATTAGTAGAAGTAACACTTGTTAATCCAGCTAAAGTTGTGCTACTAGATCCTAAAGATATTTCTGTAGTACCAACAGTAACACTATTATTAACTAAGCCTATTTCTAGTCTATTATCGGTATCTTTATAATTAATTCCGATCCCAGTCACACCAAATAAACCAGTACCAACAACATCCATAACCTCTTCAGCGCTGATACTAGCAGCGGTAACTCTAGCATCTACAGCACTATTAAAATCTGCATTGGTATAATCAGCATTAATTTCGTAGTCGTCTCCAGTTTGAACAAGAACAATTCCTGTACCTTCGCTAAGCGTAATGCCAGCCTCGCCAGCAATAGTAATTTGTCCACCAGATTCTGTAAGAGTGATATTACTACCTGCTGCCAAATTAGTACTAAATGATAATCCAGTAACTTGGCTGTTTCCGTCTGTTAACTGAGAAATACTGACGCCACTTCCTGCATTAGTGTGAATATCATTATAAAGTGTTGTGGCATACTTGAGACTACTCCATACGCTTGTGCCATTTCCGACTTTGGCTCTACCGGTATCTGTTTCGTATCCCCATTCTCCGGCCGATAGCGTAGGGTCTGTAGAAGTCCATGTAGCTGCTGTACCTCTACGAATTTGAATTAATGTATTAACGGCCATTATGAATCTCCTTTAATATTATGGTGAACCGCAGTCGATATTGTAAGAATCTATAAAATTAGACAGATAGTTGTCTAACCCAACAATGTCACTAGCATAAGTAACTGTCGTAGTAAATCCAGTAACTATTTCTAATACATCTGTCTGAGATGTAGTTATTTCTAAATTTTCAGTATTATCTTCAGTTGATGTTTCTACTTCTATCGTATAAGTATTTTCTGAAATTTCCAAAGTAAAATCACTCATTCATTACACTCCAAGGCTGTAGTAGATTTGCTGTATCTCTTGTTGATGGTAATGTTGCCATACAAAAGCCTAATTACAAATTTACCACCCTGATTATAGTGATCTTCATCAGATTGTAGCTCTAAATCATATTTGGCTGTATTAAAATCAAAACTGTTTGTAATAGAGGCAGGTAACAATAAGTTAATTTTGCCAAGAGATCCCTCAAGATTGAAATCATATAAAGATTTATCTAAGTTATCTGTAGTAAAAACCTGTGTAGCATTAGCGCTTGTTCTCCAAGTCAGCCTAGCGCACCAGTTTGTAATATCTATAGCATCTCCATTGCTGTCTTTATAGATCAAAGACATACGAAATGAAGAGCCCTGTTCAATAGAAAAATTGTATTGACTTGCTCCCATAGTTGTACCTTCGGTAATGCTGCTGTTATATTAGTATGATACACCCTAGTTACAAAAAAAGCCGCCCAAAGATTGAGCGGCTTTCTCGTTTAAAGCGATAAAGCTTTGATTATAGAGCGCCAAGAAGAACTCTACGGTTATCAAGCACAGCAAAACCTTGCTCGGCCCAACCATAGAATCCAGCTCTCTTCTGACGATGAAGAGTATCATCTTCGAAGATCTGGACAGACTCACGAACTGGCATAATGAAGCTATCGCGCTTGCGAAGGTCAAGACCAACAACAAGTTCACTAGCATGGCCAGTTGGCAATGAAGCACTTAGAGTATTATCATAGAAAAGCTGATACTCTTGTCCAGCGCCTAGTTCATCTAGATCATGCAAATTGACACCAAAGATTCTGTTGACAGAACCATCAGCCGCAGTGTAGATCTCACGACGAGTAACCTCATCAACCTGATCAACACCCCAATTGCGAATGTCTTCCATAGCTTCAGGAGAGACATAAAGATCAGTAAGCATTCCGCGATTATTGGAAGCAGAGTTACCGCCACCGTTACGACGCATAACTGTCTTTAGAAGAGAAACGAGTCTCTTGCTAAACTGACCTTCTGATGCATCGCTGTCATAAACGACAATATTGCGGTCTACACCAGCGGCTAGGATGGTATGCCAACCGTCATCATTCATCTTCTTAACAAAAGAAGCTTCGAGTACTTCCATAGCACGACCGACAACATCCCAGCGAGCGTCACGGGCATACTTTAGAAGATAGTCGATGCTGGCACCGATATCAAAAGTTGGAACCATGACATAATCGCCTTCGATGTGGCGCTCTGGAATATAACCATGATTAGGTACGGTATAGGCAACAAAGTCCTTTTCTGTACCTGGGGATAGAAAATCAAGTGGAAATTCTGGAGTAGCACTTTGAGCAAGTTGAATTGGCTCAAAGATACCATCAAGAATGTTACCACTAAGGACACCTTGACGAAGAGGCTGCTCTAGAGCCTTAGCAAATTCTGCAGTAGCAGCTAGAGAAGTTTCTCTGTGTTGTGATCCAGAACGGATCAAAAGATCTGTAAGTTCTGGAGTTGGTTGGAATGCTTTTTCTGACATGTTATTTTTCTCCCTTATTTTAAGATTAGGCAAAATTGACTGCTACTTTAACATAACCATCTAAATCTCTAGAACTTAGGAAAGTCCCAACTCTATGCTGGGCAAGTTCTGAGTCAACATCAGTTGGAGCAGAAGCTGTGAATAGACCACTTGCTCCGACGAAAGCTGGTTGACCAGCTGCGATACTACCAGTTACCTTGTCTGTGGTAACCTGGCCAACTTGTAGCAAAGTAACTTTGCCACCACCTTGAACTTCGTCTTTGTGCCAGTTGATGTGCTGACGAGTAAGATCAAGATTAACAACATCGTTCAAAAGAACACCGACTGGTTTAGCTCCACTACCTACGGTAGCATAAGCTACAAGAGCACTAGCATCATCCATAGCAACACCAGAACCTCCAGTGCTGATAGATGCAACACCACCTCGTTCAATAGTTGAACTTGTAGCATTGTTCATGAAAAATGAAACGTCTGTTTGAGTTTCGATACGATCTGGTTTTAGAGCCATGTTTAATCTCCCTTATTTTGAGGTATTACCGAGTCTAGCACTTACAAATTCAACAAGTTCACTACGAACATTAGCTTCTGCTGATTCTGTTTCTGATTCGTCGCTGCCGACACTCAGATCAACGGTTTCTTCAGCTTCTACTTCTTCTAAAGCAGATTCAGCTTCTTCAAGATTTTCAGTTTCTTCTGAAGCTTTCATCTTTTTCTTCATCATCATAGCTTCTTCTTCGTCCTTCTTCATATCAGAAGGTTTCATTGCAGCTAGTAATGATGTCATGGCTTCAAAAGAATCATCGTCAAGAGTTTCAAATTTTTCAACAGCAGCGGAAGCAGCATCGTCATCTAGACCCGCTTCGACCAAATTTGCTTTTCTTTTCATGGCTTTGTCTTTGCGAGCCATTTCTTCTTCTTTCATTTTGTAGCCAGCGATAACTTCGTTGGCTTCTTCAAGAGAAGTCTGAGCAGCTTTAAGAGCTTCTTCTAGCTCTGTTTTGCTTGCTACAACTTCTTCTAGTTCTGATTTAGCTTTTTTCATTTCTTCTTCCATTTTCTTTTTCTCTCCGTCATGCTCACTAGCAAGAGTTTCGAGGGTTGAAGTGGCTTCTTCTAGTTTAGCTTGTTCAGCTTTCAACATTTCTTCTTTTTCGTTCATGGCGGCCTCTAATTGTTGGTTGGTTTGTTCTAGTTCTGAAGCGACAGCTTTAGCTTCTGCCACCTGATCTGCACAACTTGCAGAAACGGTATCTAATTTTTCGTTGATATCTGCGACCTGTTTTTCGATATTATCACTCATAATTATATTCTCCGTATCCGCATTGATTGTGGGCTTATCTTCTATTACACCTGATTTTTCAAAATTGTCATTTTTTTTCTCCAATAAATCGTCTATTAGCGTCTTATTAAAAATAATACTATCTGGATTGGCAGGTTTGTCAACAAAACCTTTTCCACTAAAGGTAATATTTCTTAAGACTCTACCTATCTTATAATTCTCATGTTCGCCTTGTCCACCGTATGCTCTTAAATATTTTGTTAAATAGGCAGTATTATTATCTCTAGCTAAAACCTTATAACTACCAGTTGTTTTATCTGTTAGACCATAATCAAAACCCTTAAAATAGCACTCCATACTTACATATTTTGTGCCGTTTTCGATTTCAGCTATAAGTTTCTCAGCTCTCTCTTTAAGCTCTGGAGAAGTAAATGCTCGATATATTACGGATCCTGTTACTATGTGGAATTTTTCCGGAAGGTCCTCTAAGGAGATATCCTCTGCTATAACCTTGCCATCATTATCAATTGGCCAGTTTGATGTGATATGACCAATTATTGTACTTTCATCATGTTCTAAATTTGTAGGTTTGTCCTCAGGAGTTTTTCTTGCTGTCCAGATTTCTGCTCTATCAAAAATATCATCATTTCTATTCCAGCTAGAACTAACGAGAATAGACTGAACATAATAAAGATCAGCATCATTGACAGATGCCAAAGTTTTAGTTTTAATTTTTTCGTTTTGATCTACGTCACATGGAGTAATAACAGAAGCATATGATATAGACGTACTACCTGAAATTTTACCAGCCAAGCCGTCATCAGTTTCTTGTTGATATATAATCATTGATATACCTCTAATTTAAGTTTAATAAGCAATAATACGAGGCCTTAGCCTGTTTCTGATCATCAACAGTAAGGTCTCTATTTAACTGGGATGCCAACTGTCTTAACCATACACTATAATTTGACAAGTATTGATTATCTAAATTTGATAATTTTTCTTGAATGTATTCTTTATTTATTGTGCAGAATGGTTTGCTATTGAAGAGAATACTACTTTTAACATTTTCAAGTTCTTTTGTTTGATCATTAGATAAACTTCTGAGATTTTTCTTCCCATAGAAATCTAGTAAGATTGGGTTGATAATGTCGCTAATACTATCCTGGGCAGCTGAAGCCCATAATTGTAATGAGGCTCCTGTTTGTGGAAGAAAAGTCCTTTGTTGTCTTTGTTGTTTATCTTTTGACAATCTCGGTCTGCCCTGTTGTGGTTCTCCTGGCAAGGATTCAGGAGAATCCTTCGCCAACTTTGTTGGCTTGAAAGCTTGTCTCATTTCCAGTGAACTTTTTTCTCCGTCTTTTTTGGGATCTAATTTTAGCCCAACTTCGCTTGGGCTGGCTACGCCGCTTTGCAAGGCAATTTTCTTGAGAGAATTTTCTGGCTGTGGGTCATGCCAAGGACTAGCTTTAGCTGCCATTCTATCTGATCTTCTCTCCCTTCTTTCTCTGTTGATTCTTGTTTTTTCCATTTCTGGATCAAAACCAAATCGTTTCTGTAATAGTTCATCTGATATGATACTTCTGTCTGCTAACTGTATTAATAATGCCTTTTCACTTTCTTCGTTGCTAAGATCCATTCTGTCAAACTCTATCTTCGCTGGAACTTTAAATCCCATAGCTTTTTGTATTAGAGAGATTTCTTTATCCCAAAATTCTACTAGTACGTCTCTGCCATATTGTAGTCTTTGTGTGAGAGTCTTAAGACTGATAAAGTTATTGGTAGTTCCAGCGGCACCATAAGTTCCTGTAAGAGTAGGTGGAATACCTAAGCCGGCGTAAACACTGTTAAGGTGAGGAGTATATTTACCTTCTCCTAAAAACTGATGTACGCTAGTGCGACTTTCTACAAGTTCAATATCTGGACCCCAAACAAGATCCATTGTGCCTCCTCCAACATTATTTCCTAAAATACCTGCAAGCTTAGCAGCAGCAGCTTTGGTAGGAGCAATTTTGTGCTCAAGGCTACCAAGTTTAAAAATCCTAATATTGGAAATAGCACCATCAAGAGCAGCCAAATCAGCTAGCTTTAATTTTTCAATAACATTGATATCATCCATAATTGAATATATCATAGGAAAGGCCCATCTTTGCCAATCATCTTTTTTATAGTGGAATACAAGAGTCTTTTGTGGGTCTAATGGATATGTTTTACGACTCTTCGCAGCCTCTAAAATCTGATCGGGCAATTGGTCTACCACCTGCTTTTCTGCATCATTTTTTGGACTATTGATAGTTTTTCTTAAAGTTGATGGTAGAATAAGTTCATATCGTTTATCGGATACAAAAGAAGCTAATGAGCCAGCAGCTACTTCTACATATACCGGATCAATGAAGGTATATTTCCAAGGTATTTCTCTTTTTTCAACCGAAACATCATCTAACGTATTGATTAAGAGATCTGGGGAGGCAACTGCCTGGTAAAGCTTGTTTGTGACTTTTAAACTTAATTTACCTGTTTGTCTGTTAATAACGACATTACCGCTTTTGTAGAGATTGTTAAGAAATCTTTCGCTTCTTTCTTTTCCTCTACATTTCTTGAACCATGTTTTGTAAAATCTTTCTATCCTTTTATTTGGATGAACAATTCTAATTCCTTGGCTACCAAAGTCGCCCATTAAATCAATGACATTTTTTACCAAACCCACTCTCTGATAAACATCTTCTGCTTTCTTGAGAATAGTCTTGATTTTACGAGGTACAGCTTCGTCTGGCCTAAAAAAGTCATAATCCATCCTGGTCAAACCGGGACGGCCAGATGTATTAGTGTCTAGATTGGAATAATCTAAGCCATACCTGCGCATAGCAGAAGTATGCTCGATAGCGGTAAATTCTGACATTGACTCTGAGGATTTGCTGAGAGCTGCTTCTTTTGAAGCTAAATCATCACCCCAGGTAACATACGCTTCTTC